CAAATCTTGCAATAGGATCTACTATTGTGTCGTAACTATAGTCAACAAAATCAGGAAACTTAAATCCCAGTTGTTTTAATCTAGCTATTGTTCCCGGGTTACTAAACGGTAATACGATATGTCCTTTGATTAACGGCTCAAAAGACTTTTCTGTTATGTGAATCAAATCAGGCTGTAGGCAGTTGCTTTCAACATAGATGCTAATATAACTGTCAAGATAAAACTCATTTGGTACTGGACTATATGCACCAACTACTGGCTTGCCTTCTAGGAATATACCTCGCGACCTATTAGATACAAATCCATCATATCCTTTTACAAACTCGTATAGGTTGCGTCTATACCCGTATTCTCTACCAGTCATGCTCAAGAAAGATTTTGCACGAGGCTTTTCAAAGTCTAGCTTTGGTAGGTTATATTGTCCTGCGGCATAATGATGTAAGTATAAATCATTTGGTATTGCTTCTGTGTAGTAGCTTTTAATACGGTTCCACATAAAGTCCCAGGGAATAATCTTTACACTTTCTAACTCAAAGCCGGAAGTTTGGTTTATTGTTAACCAATACTTGTTGTGATGTTTAAACTCTTTAATAAATGTTTTGAATCTGTCATGGTCGTAATCGCTAGTATTAACTATATCGTAGAAGACTACAGCATCGTGCTGACGTGCTAGTTTACTAGTCATTTCAGTCCAACCCGAAGTATGTCTATTGTAGTGATTGTTTAAGGGAAAGAACCAAATATTTGTTTTGAGATTTTTCATATCGTAACCAAGCAATTGCGCTTGATATGGAATGTCATCTCCTTCAATCCCTTGGATAAAGTTTATCATAAAAATCTCTTAATATTTCTGCAATGCGTTGATGCCCAGCATGATTGGGATGAAATAATTTGTCTTTAAAATATTCATTTTCTCTTATTGCAGGTATGCTATATTCTGTACCAGTTAATGCTTGTGTGATTGTTGTAGGATAAACATAATCTTTTGCTATCATATGTCCAAAGTTGTTAACTATCAGCTGATCAAAATAACTAAAAAATACACAATCAATTTCATTATAGTTTGCAAACTGTTGAAATAAAGTAATCATTTGTACTGCTAGGAATTCATTATAAACAGGATTCTCAACTTCTCTATAGATTATGTGTGCTAGAGGTGCTAAATGCTTAACAACTTCTGGAGGTCGGCCAGTAAAGTCTATTTGGCTGGTACTATATACTGCTTCGGGCGTTATGTTTACAAACTCTTGTTGTTGATTATTATAGCTCAGGTATCTAGTTAATCCAGACATGCCAACCATAAAGACGACTTTGCGTTCTTGCCATGTGGGATTTTGTTTAACAAAATCAAAGAGTTGCTTACTTAAATGTCCAATGCTACTAGCCGGTACGCCCATGTTAACGTAATCTGCATCTAATAGATTGGCTAGGTGTTTAACCCATGGGTATTGTCTTGGAATATCGAGTTCTGACCCAAATGTCCAACTGTCACCAAATGCCACTATTAATGTTCGCATAGTGTATTTAAAGTCTAGCAAGTACCGCCAACAAAAAAGCCCCTTGCGGGGCTTTCTTGTTTTTACGTTTCCGTAATACCAGTTCAGTCTGGATTATTGGAAAGATAAGTTTGCAACAGCGATTTCACCAACGTAGTCACCAGCGTTACCTAGAGATGACGCTGTGTTTGTTAACTCTACATAACCATAACGTGTCATGAAAGAAACTACTGGTTCAAAAGTTGTTGGATCCAATACAACACCAGAACTCATTAGAGGAATGTATGGGCAATAGAACGCGGCAGCATCTGCCTCGCTAGAACCTTTGTATCCAACTAATACAGCTTGGCTGTCGTTTGCGTAACCGTCAACATAAACCTTCATAGCACCGTTCAATGTACCAACAAACTTAGTGTTTGTAGGAGCTTCAAAAGTACCTTCTGTTGTACGAGCAAATGCAGAAGTTGTAGCAGATTGTAGAACTGTTAAAGAAGCTGGGGAAACAACTGCCCAGTTACCTGCACCACGACGTGTACGTTGAGCGATCAAGTTAGCAGTACGGTTAACTAAAATAGCTAACGCGGCATGCTCATCACCAACGAATGTAGCTGTACCAGAAACGGCAGCTTGGTCGAATGTGTAGTCAGTTGCGGCTAGAGCACGTAGGGAACCTAGGATCTCTTGGTCGATTTCAACTGTGATTTCTTGTGCTAAAGCAGCCATGATTTCAGCTTCAACATCCAAACCGTGCATAGACTGAGCGTCTTGAGCGGCTTCAAATGTCCAACGAGCTGATAACTTACGTGTCTTAGCTTCTACAACTTGTTTCAAGATTTGAACGTTGATACGGTTACCTGCTACGCCTTCTAAAGCGGCTGTAGAAGTAGCTTGACCAGTAGAAGAACTACCAGAGTATGCAACTGCAATCTTGAATGGGCTTAATGCTTCATCGCCAGCGGCAGTTGATGTGCCATAGCTAGAACCATCAGTCATGTTGTCTGCATAACGCACACGTAATGTGTGGATCTGAGCAACTGGACCTGTCATTGGTTGTACACCAATGATTTCGTTAGCGATAACTGTTGGCATAACACGACGGATAACAGGTAGAATTACACGGTTAAGTGTAGCTACGTTACCAGCTTGTGTTGCACCGCCTGAAGCGTTCTCAGCTAACATACGACGAGTGTTTTCTAAGATTACACCCATGGATGTACGCTTAGAGCCTTGTAAGCCTTCTAACAGGGCTTCTTTTGTCTCGCCCCAACGGCTTTCTAATAATTGTTGTGTCATTTTATTTCCTCTTTCCTTTTAGGGTTTATTTAAGCCCTGCTAAACGTTTAATCTCAAATACATTGTTCAATGACTCTGTGCTTGGGGCTTCAACGGCAGTTTTAGCAGTTTTATCACCAGTTACTACTGCACGACTTTCTGTTAACACGGCAGCTTTAGGAGCTGGAGTATTTACAGATGAATTGTTCAATACAGCTGGTAGATACTTTTCGTATGCAGACTGTAATTTATCAGTCTGAACACTTTCAAGAAGGTCACGCATGATTGCTGACTTTTCTTTGTTTAAAGGCTTCAACATTTCTGCAAGTTTTTCCTTGCGCTCTGCTGATTCCTTAATAATACGAACTTCACGTTCTTTTGATTCAACTAATACATTCTTTTCTTCAATCTTCTGAACTGCTTCAGATAATTTATCAGTTACCATAGCAACTTGTGCTTGTAACTGACGAATCTGCTTGTTCTCATTTAAATGAGTACCTGCAAACTCGCTGGCGAATGCTTCAAATAGACGACGACCAAACATGTTTTCACGTGCTGTGGTAATGTCTTCTTTTAGTTGAGTCAACTCTGACTCTAACGAACTGGTAACAGCCTCTTTAACAGCGGCGGCAGATTGTGCAATGAATTTCTGTTGTAGTTCAGCTAACTTAGCTTTACCTTCAGCAACTAGACGAACCTTAGTTTCCACTACGGCTTTCTTGTCTGCTTCAAATTCTTTGATTTCTTCTGCTAAAGCACGGATTGTAAAGTTTTCTAACTTGGCAATTGCTGCCTCATAAGTTTTACGATCTGCACGTAGTTCTTTGATTTCTTCGGATAGTTTAGCTACCATGAAATTGTTGAACTTACCTGCGCTTTCGACCATTTGCTTTTTAAATGCAACACGATCTTCCGCTAATTGTTGTTTTTCGTCTGCGAACTCTTGTAGTTCAGCAGTGAGAGACTCAGTAACCATTTTGTCTAGAGCTTCAACCATAACTTGCTTGTCATGTGCATAACGTTGAGCAAATTCTTCACGTAGTTCGGCACGAACTTGTTCTTTGGCTTCGGTAATACGAGCTTCCCAAGCTTCAGAAATTTCTTGACGAGTTTCTTCGTTAATAATTCCGTTATCCAACAATGGTTTGATAGCATCTAACATTTGGATATTTCTCCTATAGTTTTAAATCTTTGATAAAGCCCTTAACGGCTTCTTTCAGGTACTTCTGTACTTTTTGATCTTGACTAGCTTCACGTGCTAGACCAAATACGGATTCACCACCACGGTAGTTCATTAAACCTTCGTAAATTGCTTTAGGATAGGCATGAGGTGCGGATGGCTGTGCTACGATGTCAACGGTAATGATTTCAAAATCACTAACGTGTCCACTTCCTTCGTTTACCTGACCGGATCCACGTGAACTAACGCCTAGTTTAACGCCCGATGTAATCATGGCTTCAACAAGCTGTCCCATAGCAGTAGGTAAAATCTTTAATTTACCAAAACCAGCAGGGCCATCCATCCACATTTCTGTGATCATATGGCTAACGCGGTCTAAGTTAATCTTTAGGTCATCTGGATGATCTACTTCGCCTAGGACGGAGTAGCCACCTTTGATTTGTTCATTAATAGTCGAAACAGCTTTTTCAATTTCATGAACGGGATATACACGTTGGTTAGCATTTTTAACGCCGCCCTCAATGAATATCCCTTTCATATAGAGATCTTTTTTCTTTCCGTCGGCTGATTCTGTAGATTCAACTACAATACCAGCCCGGTCAAAGGATAAGTTCTCTCTTAGGTACAAAGCCATTATCGTTTCCTAATTATTTCTTGCCAGTATTTTGCTTCTGCACTGACTTAGTAGAAACAGGAACTTTACCGTCGGTAGTTTGACCTTCAGCACCGTGTTCTGTTTCATACTTTTTACCTGTAGACTCTAAGCTATCAGCTTTACCGCCTGGAACGTTACGGTTACCAGATTTGATTTCGCCTTGGCCTTTGTTATATTCATTGCTGGCTTTAGTTGGTGTTGTACCATCTTGGTTCTGCTCACCGCCTTTAGCAATATTAGCTGTACCACCAAAATCAGCACCTGGGCCTACTGAACCAGGTTTTGTGTTAACTGCTGTTTTCTTACCAGCGGCGCCAACAGCGTCACCTTCAGAAGCACCAGTTAAATTCATGTCTTGGATTTTGTCTACGTATTCGCGCATTAATTCTGCAGAACCTTTAGATTCCATTTTACCGGAACCGCTCTTACCAGACTTGCCAGATGCGGCTGAACCAGATTTACCTGATTTGCCAGACTTTGCTGAACCTTCTTTAGCAAATGGGTTTTCGCCTTCAAACATTGCTGGCTCTTCTTCAGCACCAACTTCGTCGTGGCCCGTGTCCATTGCTGGCTCTTCTGCAGGAACTTCTTCGCCGTGACCTTCGTCGCCCATGATTTCGTCAAACTTAGCTAATAGCTCGTCTAACTTAGCATCAATGTTCATTACTTTGTCTTCAATTTCTTCTTCAGCTGGGTTGCCTTCGGTGTCGCCACCAAATTCTTCACCATGCTCGTCGCCGCCAATTTCTTCGTCGCCGCCTAATTCTTCTTCGCCGGCATCAGCAAATTCATCTTCTGCTTCGCCAACTGCTTCTTCGTGACCGATTTCATCAACCATGTCACCAACTTGGTCGCCGTGTACACGCTCTTCCATGTTCTCTTCGTCCATGATAGATTCGTAAATGTCGCGGGATTTTTCTACTACGATATCGTGAAATAATTCACGTGCTTTTTGATCTTCATCATTAATGATGTATTCAATTAATTTTTCAAACTTGTTCATAAGAACTCCTTAATAAGTGGCTTTGTAGTATTATTTAACAAAACTACGTATATTAAGGGTTAAATGGGTATATTTTGAAGGATTTTGTGAAGATATGCCGAAAATATCGGTTATAATGCTGGGCTACCGGCACCTTCAGCAGGTACTGTGTACTGTTTTGCTACTTGTTCTAGTTTCTTTTCGTGCTCTACTTTACGCACATCGTGACTCTGACGAAGCTGATTTAGGTGTGCTAATGTTAAACGAGTCTTGCGACTGTCGGACATTTTAGCTACACTTTGATCATCTTTTTCATTATGATAACCTTCAGGTGCTGGGTCAAATAGTTCTAAAATAAACATGGTATAACTATTTACCTTAAAGGTTACATTGTTGGACTAGGACTACCAACACCGGCAGCACCATCTGGTCCAGGTGCACCGCTTAGATCAGGGCCACCAGCGGCACCGCCTTCGGGTCCTAGACCTTCAATATCACTTTGGATACCGCCTGGGCTTACACCCACGCTACGTAATCCTGGTGCATCAACTGGTGCTGTTTCTACATCACCCTTTTCTTCTGCCCAAGACATTTCGTTTTCTGCAATTTCTTGTTCTGTCATACCTAAATAACGTTTCATTAGCCAACGCTTGCTTAGGTAAGGGTATTGTTCTAGCTGTGTAAATGTAGCAATACGAGCCGCATCAATGTCAGCTTGACGATATTGTGCAAAGTTTTGTGGTGGATTAAACTGTAGATCAAACAAAGATCCATCAATATTAAAGCCTCTCCAACGCATAAACAGCTTAAACTCTGCATCCAAACGGTCAGCAATCATGTTCTGTAAACGTAAGCAATACTGGTTAAAGCG